TAACCGCAAGTGGCGCGCTGCCAATCCCGAGAAGGTGCTGGAATGTAAACGCAAACGATACGCTGCCAATCCCGAGAAGGTGCTGGAATATAAACGCAAACGATACGCTGCCAATCCCGAGAAGGTGCGGGAATATAAACGCAAACGATACGCTGCCAATCCCGAGAAGGTGCGTGAATATAAACGCAAACGATACGCTGCCAATCCCGAGAAGGTGCTGGAATATAACCGCAAGTGGCGCGAGATATTGTCTGACGGTTATTTAAGGTATAAACTAAAACAACTCAACCTCCCAGTAACCCCAGAAACAATCGAATACAAACGTATTCAACTAAAGCTATACCGAGAAATCAAAAAACAACAAAACGATGAAAGAGATTAAGAACATCCGGGAATTGACGGCCGATTTGGGCCGCGTGTATGCAGAGCTTCGAGCACGAGAGATCGAGACCAAAGAGGCATCGGAGATTGCCAACATTGCGGGTAAGATCATCAACGGCGCAAAGGCTGAGATGATGTACCGAATCGCCCGTAAGGAGACGCCGTCGATACCTTTTTTCGATGCCGATGGCAAATAATTTTGCAGATTCGAAATGATTTTCTACCTTTGCTGTCGCGAGATCGATACCTTTGGTATCAACAAAGAACATATCTAACGCTTTATAAAGCGTTGTCCCTTGTCCACTTTCGGTTATACCGAGGGTGTCGGTCTCGCAAACTTGACTGGGGCAACGCCTTTTTTATTGCCCTTTACATATTAATTTAAACTTTTAACTGACAATGCGAGACCAAGTTAAAAGTGGTACCCGGGTAAATAACACCCAGACCACACCGCGCGCAAAGCGCTTCCCGTATTTTCTCCGCGACATGCGGAAACTCACTCTGAGCGAAGAGCAAACATACCAGGTATCCTTTACCGCAACCGTACACAAAGAGTACGGCAATCAACCCGTGGGGCTCGATTTTTCGTGTCCCTACAAAACGGCGCATCCTCTTCTTGCGCTGGGATATGCCATTGCCGACTGCGAAGATCGGTATTTCTCGACCGAAATAGAGGTCGGGTCGATTCGCATCAAAAAATTCTAAACCGCTGAATCATGGAGCATCTTGTAACGCTGGTTCTGCCGCTATTGGTGATAGCCGCAGTTTTCGGTATCGTCTACTCCGACAAGCGCATCTACGACGTCGTGGAGGTCATTCTCACCCGCGTATTTGAAAAATTCGATTAACCATGAACACGCAATACCACACCACGACAACATCCCCGGCCCTTCCGGTTACAGAGGAGTTGGTGGACATTCCCAGCGAATATATTACGGGCAACGTCAAAAAGCGTCCGACACTTAACGAATTCACATTGTCTGACAAGTCGATGAAGCTGCTCTTCAAAATGTTCGCCGCTTTTTTCGAACATAAGACACCCGGAGATGCCCAAGATTCAGATCGAGGCCAGTATTATACCTACGGGGATGTCGACGGATTTACCTTCGAAGTGGACTGGGGTGTATTTCACATCACCGTGGAGCGCCGTTACCTATGGGACGATCTGTTGAGCGCCCCCGGTGAGGGGTTCACGGTTACAGAAGTATGGGACACGATCTATGATTGTTCCCGTCCGTGCCTGGCAAAACGAATGAACGATTACGCAAAACGAAACAACTTATAATATTATGAGAACACGTATTGAAGTCAGAAGCCGTGCTACTGGCAAGCTGATCGCCAGCCATGAGGAGAACCGCCGCATGACGGCCAAAGAGATCGAGAAGGCCAAACGGGATTGCATGCGCAATCTTGATCCGGCCAAAGTTACAGCACCGGAAGTAACCTATATCGAAGACTAAGCCATGAAAGAGTTAATCGCCATCCAATCGGAATTGAAAGCCCCCAAAGGGCAGTATAACGACTTCGGAAAATACAAATATCGAAGCTGCGAGGATATTCTCGAAGCGGTCAAACCGATACTCAAGGCGCACGAATGCGTCCTGAACCTGTGCGACGACATCGTCGCCGTCGGGGACCGCTACTACGTGAAGGCCACGGCGCGCATCACGAACGCCGCCGGAGAGGTCGAGACGGCAACGGCCTTTGCCCGCGAGGACCTCGACAAGAAGGGTATGGACGGGTCGCAGATAACGGGTACAGCATCCAGTTATGCCCGCAAATATGCCCTTAACGGGTTGTTCTGCATCGACGATACGAAAGATGCGGACACGGACGAGCGGCACACGGAGAACGCCAACCGGGCGGCGGCACAAAGTACCAAAACAGCACAACCGTCCACGGTCCCGGCAACTGCTCCGGCCCGCAAGCGCATCACTATGGAACACCTGGACAACCCCATTACCTGCGATCAGCTGATGAAATGGATGTATGGATTTCTCACTACGGCCAACTATGCCGCGGATTTCGACGCCGGAGCGCGATTGCTGAAATCATACGATGCCGATGCGGAAGTCGTCGATCGCTTCTCGGCGCTCTTTGAATCATACCGTCAGGCTCGGAAAAATGCGAAGTGATATGGAGACACAGGCAACATTGATTCGGGAAACGGCGTCTGCCTCCGAGCTGGCCGCCCGGGCTATCTCCTCGGTTGTAAACGGGGAGGTAGACCCGATAACGGCCCATATCAACATCAGCCGTATGGAAAAGGCCATAGCCATCTACAAGGATAACGTTGATGTGCGAGACATCACGCTGCGGGAGTTATCTAAATACGGTAAGAAACAGACGTTCGGCGACTGTGTGCTGGAAGAGTGCGAATCCGGCGTCAAATACGATTATTCGATGTGCGGCGATAGCAAGCTGGCGGATATGTACGCCACGCTGGAAGCCCTGAAAGCCGACATCAAAGAACGGGAAACGATGTTGAAGCACATACCGTCATCTGGGGTTGCAGACCCCGATACTGGCGTGGTGATGTTCCCGCCGGCTCGGAGCAGCAAAACAGTAATCAAGACAACTTTCAAAAAACAATAGGAATAATGGCAGAACTTATCAATGTGTCGTTGTGTGTCAGCGACATTCCCAGGGACAAGATTTTCGTTGCTGAAAACGGCAAGAAGTACATTTCTATTTGTGTTTCGGAACTCCGCGAGGCTGATCAGTACGAGAACACGCACTGTGTGTTCATGCGTCAGTCCAAGGAGGAGCGCGAGCGCAAGGACAAACGGGTGTATGTAGGCCGGGGTAAGTCAGTGGTATTTCGCCCGGCGGAGCCGACGCCCGATCAAGTTGCGGATTTGCCGGTCGCCGAGAACGTGGATGACCTCCCTTTCTGATGTAGTGCCGTATGGTTTACGATCTAAACACCGACATCGACCGGGAGCGCTTCAAGCGACGTGCAAACGCTCTGATGACGCGTCGGGCCGTTGTCGAGTGTTCGGAGCGCAAGCCCCGGCGTACTTCCCCGCAGAACCGCTATTTGCACGTGATACTCGGCGAGTTCGCAATGCAGACAGGATGCACACTGTCGTACGTGAAAACGGAGTATTTCAAGAGGTTTTGCAATCCGGAGTTGTTCGTGCGTGTCGAGTTCGACGAACTGATGCACAAAGAGATTGAAAGGCTCCGATCGAGCCGGGACCTCGACACCGGAGAGATGACAACGGCAATAGAGCGTTTCCGCAACTGGGCGGCCGCGGAGGCCGGAATAGACCTGCCAGCGCCTGACGAGGCGGAGTGGATAGGCTTCATCGAAAGGGAGATGCAACACCAGCAAATATGGCTATGATATGGCAAGAATACGAACTATAAAGCCACAATTTTGGGATGACGCGAAAATAGGCCGAATCCCTCGTGACGCCCGTCTGCTATATATAGGTCTTTGGACCTTTGCGGACGATTTGGGTGTGGTGATCGCCGATCCCGTTTGGCTAAAATCAAAAATATTTCCTTACGACAGAATACAGATCCAACAACTGGAGGCGTGGTTAGGGTTGCTCGAGGAGACCGGTTTTATTAGTCTTCTCTCCGTCAAATCGGAGAGTTTCTATTATCTTCCTACTTTCTCCCGTCACCAAATAATCAATCGACCTAATTTGGACGATGTAAACATCGATAAGAAGCTATTAGACAATATTTTAGCTAAATTCACTGATCAATCAGTGATCAATCATGGATCAATCAGTGATCAATCAGTGACTATAATAGGAGAGGAAAAGGATAGGGATAGTAGTACCCCCTATAATCCCCCTAAGGGGGAAATCGGCTCTCCTGACTCTGACGATGAATCCGTAGAAAACGGCCCAGAGAAAAAGAAAAGTTGCGGCAAAAGAAAAGAGACTGATTTATCCTTCGTCGAACCTTCGTTCCAGCCAGTGATGGCGGAATGGCTTGCTTACAAGTCTGAACGCGGACAGACCTATCGGCAGCAGGGATTAAAGGCTTGTTATTCCAAATTGCGGGAACTTTCAAACGGGGATCCGGACATTGCCCGTAAGATCATCCGACAATCTATGGCAAATAACTGGGCGGGGTTATTCCCGCTGAAAACGACAAATGACTATGGACGAAGTACAAAGAATCAACCCCCAGGCCCTGATGAGCTCGCTCGGGCCGTCGCCGAGGGAATCTCTCGCGCTCACACTCGCCAAGAGTGGGAGTGAGGAGGTATCCGTACTTGCAGGGCCTCCGGCATCGGCAGCACATATCGCCACGGTTGTGCATAAGCTGTCCGTATGTTTTCCGGATATGTCGAGTGAATTCTTCTCTATCCTTGCCGAGCGTATCGGGAAGACGGGAATGAGCGGGAAGCGGCTGGAATACGCCCTGAACAGGGTGCTGGACACGTTCACGTACAAACGGCTGACGATCGCCGACATCTTGGGCATCGATGTGAAATGTCGGATTCTGACGTATTCCGCGATGTGCAATGAGGTGGCCCGGAACGGCGGCAGCACGGACGATTATGCTCCGATACGCATTAGCGGGGCCGAGAAGCCCGGATGGGTGCTAAAAGTGGACAAGGCACGGTATAACCTACCGGACGAGATTTGAAAAAGATTATGAGCCATCGACAAAAAATCCAACAAAACGAATTACCCAGGGGCGTACAGATGGACGCCGGATCAAGTGAGAGAATGGATGCGCAGCTTGGACATAATCGCAGCCGAAAATAGAATTGACCCGGACCAGGCGAAATACATAAACGTGTATACAACGAATTACCAATCACTAAACAATCATGAATAAAGAGGTTAAAATATCGATTAAGAACCGCTGGAACGGTTCTATCCTTTTCGAGTATTCGAGCGTTGATAATACGCTCGCCAAAACGGTAGCGGAGGCTTTGAAAGGCGGAGCCGACCTGAGCGACGCCAACCTGTACGGAGCCGACCTGCGCGACGCCGACCTGCGCGGAGCCTACCTGTGCGGAGCCGACCTGCGCGGAGCTAACCTGAGCGGAGCCGACCTGCGCGGAGCCAACCTGAGCGGAGCCAACCTGAGCGGAGCCAACCTGCGCGGAGCCTACCTGTGCGGAGCCGACCTGTGCGGAGCCGACCTGCGCGGAGCCAACCTGCGCGACGCCTACCTGAGCGGAGCCAACCTGCGCGACGCCTACCTGAGCGGAGCCAACCTGAGCGGAGCCAACCTGCGCGACGCCGACCTGCGCGGAGCCTACCTGTGCGGAGCCAACCTGCGCGGAGCCTACCTGTGCGGAGCCTACCTGCGCGGAGCTAACCTGAGCGGAGCCAACCTGCGCGGAGCCTACCTGCGCGGAGCCTACCTGCGCGGAGCTAACCTGAGCGGAGCCAACCTGCGCGGAGCCTACCTGTGCGGAGCCAACCTGAGCGGAGCCAACCTGCGCGGAGCCAAAGGTACATACATGGCTTGTCCAACCGATGGTAGTTTCATCGGATGGAAAAAGGCTTCGGTATATATCGTGAAGTTGCAAATCCCGGAGGATGCTCGACGAAGTTCCGCCGGAGGCGAAAAATGCCGTTGCGACAAAGCCTATGTGGCGGAGATTCAGAATGCCGATGGAACCAAAGCCGACATCGAGACGGTTTGTTCGGATCATGACGAAAACTTCGTGTATGCGGTCGGCGCTATCGTCGAGGTTCCCGACTTCGACGATGACCGCTGGAATGAGTGTGCTCCGGGAATCCACTTCTTCATCGACCGCCGGGCGGCCGTGGAATATTAACGGGGGTAAGGCTATGAAAGTCATCGTCACCTTTTCGGGCGGGAAAGACAGCCTTGCGGCGCTGTTGTGGACCCGGGAACATATCACCCGGAATTTCACGACCGTATTCTGCGAAACGGGCTGGGAACACCCGCTGACTTACGAGTACATCCATCGCATCGCCGACAAGTTGCATCTCGACCTGGTAACATTGAAGTCGAAGAAGTACGACGGGATGGTTGATCTTGCGCGGCAGAAAAAGCGCTGGCCCTCGACGCGGGCTCGATTCTGCACGGAAGAACTCAAAACCAAGCCAACGATCGATTACGTGCTGGACGAGGTTCAGGACAATATGCTGATGATTCAGGGCATTCGGGCGGCAGAATCGGCCAGCCGGGCCAGTATGTCGGCGCAATGCACGTATTTCAAGTACCATTTCGAGCCTTACGGTTACGACAAAAACGGCAAGCCGAAAAAGCATACCTACCGGAGTAAGGATGTCCGGGCGTTCCGGGAAAAGTTCGCCGACGATCTTTTGCGTCCCGTGTTCGATTGGTCGGCGCAGCAGGTGATCGATTGCATTCTCGCCGCCGGGTTGGAGCCGAACCCGCTCTACCGGATGGGCTACAAACGGGTCGGATGCTGGCCGTGTGTGATGGCGAATCAGCGGGACATCCTGAACATCGTCCGCCAATCCCCGGAGCGGATTGATCAGCTCGCAACCCTCGAAAGTGAATTGAGATCCTCGTTTTTCGGACCGGACAAGATTCCCGCCCACGCGATCACCAGCGGCGAGAAATATCCGACGATCCGTGATGTCGTGCGCTATGTCGAGTGGCAGAACGCTACGGGCAGCTTGTTCGACGACGACACAGCGACAAGCTGTATGAGTTATTACGGATTATGCGAATGACACACGCTTCCCTTTTCAGCGGCATCGGCGGCTTCGATCTGGCGGCCGAGTGGGCTGGCTGGACGAACGCCTTCAACTGCGAGATCGACCCGTTTTGCCGCAGCGTACTGAAATACCATTTTCCCGATGCAGAACAAGATTATCGAACATTTCAAAAAGAGTGAGAAATGATACGAGCAAGATTCTATATCAAATTCAAAGATTGCGGTAACGATTATCGGCCAGTTAAATGGCCAATCAAGTATCCGTATTGGTGTACGGGAGAAAGCGTCGACTCTTTCGTTATTGTCGCCTATGCCGAAAATGTCGAGCAAATAAATGATTTATGGCCGGAGGCTTATATGATCGAATGCGAAGAAGTGAGTGAAATAACCTTCACCGCAAGATTCCCAAAACCGAAGTGGTACAATTAATATCAATGTAAGTCATGAAAAAGATCATGTTTAACGACCGCTATGGTTTGACGCAGGCGGTGATCGAGGGGCGAAAGACCAATACGAGGCGGGTAGTTCCGTGGGACCTTACAGAGCAATGGATGGAGTTTGTTTCTGATGCTCCGAGCGTGGGCGGTGTGTATGTCCATGAAAGCGAAAAAGATTTTTACGAGAGGGACGCGCCCCGCTACAAGATCGGCGAAGTCGTGGCCGTGGCGCAAAGATATTCTGCGATTGCCGCCGGTCATCCGGATGTCGATACGTTTCTGCTCCAGGTGGCTAAAGCGCATAAAATATCCATCGAAAGCGTGCAGGACCTTGCAGGGTGGGATAACAAGATGTTCAGCAAAGCAGAGCTTATGCCGCACCGCATCCGCATCACCGGAATCAAGTGCGATCGGTTGCGGAATATTACTGACGAAGATTGTATGAAAGAAGGGATCAGGGAAGACCCATTCCCCATTGAGAACCCGTATTATTTTGGGGATGCTAAAGAGGGCGGCCTTGTTCATTTGGGCACACCCCGTGAAGCCTTTGCCTCGCTGATCGACCGGGTGTCGGGTAAAGGTACGTGGAAGCGAAATCCGTGGGTCGTGGTGTACGAATTCGAGTTGGTGAAATAGCGAGATTCTCGCAAAATCTCGAAAAACTGAAATAAATATGGATATTATGAGAGAAAACAAATATAGGGGCAAGCGCCTCGACAATGGGGAATGGGTAATTGGCAGCCAAAGGAGGACGAGAAGTATATCCCGAAAGCCGTGCGGATGCTGACCTTTATTGCGTGCCTCAACTACGCGATGCTCGACCTCGGGGATGAACTCTCCGAGGCGGGCATCCTCCGGCACGCCGTGAAGCGCCGATACAACATGGCCGTGGAGATCGTCCAGCGAGTGCACTCGGTCGCCTACCGGATGCTGACGCGAATCAGCCTGCAAGCCGGCCGCGAGTACAACGACAAAATGGACGAGACCTATTCCAAGATTCAGTCGTGCGTGGTGCTCCAGCCGCCGGAAAGGGCATACAACATCGTGCTGGCGCTGCTCAGGCTGATCGGGGCTCTCAACAAGGAACTGACGTGCCGGTACGACTTTGCTCCCGCCCGGGAGCTGGCGGCCATACCGTCGATGCTCTCGGATTGCGGGATCAAGGACTACTCGATCGACAATATTCTGAACGTGAATATCAAATGATCGAAAAATGATTATATTTGCAAAAAAGCAAGTATCATGGAAGAGTTTGCATTGATTGACAGAATTGTCGCCGATTTGTCGGTATGTGCGCAGAACGTTCGTGCGCGTCATTGGCTTCTGATGGGGCCGAAGTACGAGGGATGGCATCCGTTCCTCGGGGAGATTTACGAGAAGTTGGCCGACGCGGCAGATAAGGCCGCGGAGATCATCGTACAGCGGGGAGGCATCCCGGTGCATACGATGTCGCAGTTCTTGGAGCGTTCGGAGATCAGCGAGGCGGAGGCCGCCGGGAATTGGGAGACGGACGTGGCAAGAACCGGCGCCGAGCTGAAGCAGATCATCGACTTCATCAACCTGCACGACGAGCAGGGGGCATGGGACGGAGCCGCCTCGAACGACCTCACGCAGATTGCGTCCGAGTTGTATCACTACTATATGTTCTGCAACCGCTCGCTGATGCCCCGCTGATGGATGCCGTTCAGCAGATATTGGAGCAGACAACGGGGCTGAAATGGACGCCGGAGTTCAAGTTCCACCCGAAGCGCAGATGGAGATTCGATTACGCCTGCGAGGCGGCAAAGGTTGCCATTGAGATCAACGGCGGGAACTACGTATTCGGACGGCACTCGAACCCTACAGCTTTGGCCAAGGAGTATGAGAAGTTCGCTGAGGCCAACGCGATGGGATGGGTTGTTGTCAACTGTACGCCTATGACGAACAAGAACGAGGTAATGCGGTTCGGGACAGAGATGTTTTGGGACGTCCTGAAGCGCATTTTGAAACGAAACTTAATCGATATTGACATATGAGCACGAAAACACCGCGTGGGTTGAGCAACAACAACCCGCTCAACATTGAGAAATCACGGGGAGGCAACCCGTGGCAGGGCGAGATTGTCCCGTCTAAAGACCGCCGTTTCGCTCAGTTCACGACGGTAGCATACGGATACCGGGCGGCTTTCAAGCTGCTTAACAACTACCAGCGCAACTACGGGCTGGACACCATCCGAAAGATGATCGGACGCTGGGCACCCTCAGAGGAGAACCACACGGACGCCTATATCCGTACCGTGGCCGAACGTTCGGGAGTTCCTGCCGACAGCCGGATCACCACGACGAACCGCGATGTGATGGTGCCCATCGTTGCGTCGATGTCCTATGTGGAGAACGGCGTCGAGGCCAATATGTTCGATGTGCAGGCCGGTTGGGAACTGTTCATCAAGGGATGAAACGACTGATTCCATACCTGCTCTCCGTACTCGTCGCCGGGGCGATGCTCTTCGGCTTGGGATATCGCCGGGGGGTATCCTCGGTAGAAATTCAAACGCAAATGCGTATTGATACCGTGTTCTACGAAAGGCCGCAACCTGTCAGTTTTTCCGACCGGTTGGTGCGGGTGAATATACCGAAGCTGCTGTTTGCTCCCGCAGATACGGTGGTGCGTATTGTCGAGGCTGTGAACAGCACCGACAGCGTGCAGATGGAGATTCCGGTGCGCACGCTCGAATACCGGGATTCTACCTACTACGCCCGGGTGTCGGGCCCTGTTATCGGAACTCTTTCGCCCCGGCTGGACTGGATCGAGACCTACAACCGGACCATTACCCGAACCGTTACGAAACGCAGCAGGTTCGCGGTGACAGCCGGGGTTGGTGTAGGATACACGCCGCAGGGCTTTCAGCCGACGATCGGGGTGCAGGCAGGCGTAGTGCTGTGGAGTTTTTAATAATTACCGCTATGAAGATCATCTACAACAACATCATTCCTTTCAAGGGGTTCGCGGCGATCAACTTGTTCGGCATTATCTTCGCCCGCAAAGAGTGTCGCCCGCTGTCGGAAACCACTGTCAATCACGAGTCGATACATACCGAGCAGATGAAAGAACTGCTCTATGTAGGATTCTACATCTGCTACCTGATAGAGTGGGTCGTGCGGCTGTTCATGAAAGGCAATGCCTACCGCAATATCTCTTTCGAGAAAGAGGCGTACAGATACCAACGAAGCTCCGGATATGTGCATGTCCGGCGACGGTTTGCGATGTGGAGATAAAAAAATCCCCGGCCAATGTTACTCGGTCGGGGGTTTCTATTCACAGCGGGGCATCAAAAAATGACCCCAAACGATTCTATAGCATTTCTTGCGACGAACACATTCTTCGACGCCATGCGCGTTATGGACAGGTGCATTCTGTCATTTGCATTTATTATGTACTCCTGAGACCCCGTGCTACCCGATGGAGCAAGAACTTTGACGGTGGAGGACAACGAAGAGGATGAGTTGGAGATATAAACATCGGCCGTCGTCCCTACAGGCAGATTATCTGGATTGAGCGTTAATACCAAAGAATTTCCAGCACTTCTGATTAGGGAATAAATCTGTATATTCTCGTTCGACAGAGACTTCGTAGTACTCGAAGCTATATGTTCAGGCAGACGTATATGATGCTTAACAGCCCCGGCTGCCACTTTCTCGTAATTAACCTCGTTGTCTCCTATTTTAACTTTGCTGACAGCCCCGTCGGCAAGCCTTTGATTGGTCACGTATCCGTTCCCGACAATATCGGCTGTGAACGGAGCGAACGACGACCCGGACATTACAACGGAGGAGTTGAACAATAAGCCGGGGGCCATGATCAGATACGTTCCGATTCCGGGGAATACAGACGCGTTTGACAGGTCCGTGGACGGAAGCGGAGAATCGGACACACGCAGCTTCCGCGTAACGGCTTGATGGTACGGAGATCCCATCGAATCGGTCCGAGGGGTCGTTGTGTCATACTCGCATACAGCATACAGATATTGGGTATTCGTAACCGTAGCTGTAATGTCTGACCCGAATACAACGCCATTGATGGCGACGAGTGTCGCCGGGGTTATCGATAAACCATTATTATCTCCCGTTATAAACGCATTGCAGATTGCCACGGGCCTTGTCCACGGCAGAGCCGCCAACGCATTATGCGCGGCATCCGATATGTTCTTGAAGTCGTCGACATAGATTTGATTGCCGCCGTCTACGTTGTTGAATTGTTTGATTACTCCCATATTAGTAAGTTTTTATAGTTGCTTTGACGCCCATCACAAGCAGGGCATTTACATCGGCCGAGAAATCCGAATATTCAGCCGAATTAGACAGCTCCTGCGGGATGTATATAGTTGACGCGAGCAGTTGGACGGACGCCGAAGCAGTGAATATCTGCACAGCATCGCCGCCGCCGTATGTGCTGAACTCGACAGGACCGCCCGTAGGATATGAATACGAATACACGGTCAGATACGATGTCGGAGGTATTCCAAACTTTATTTGGCCATATTGACCGTAATAATAGTTCAGATACGCCGCTATAGATGCCGCGCTGCCGTCATTGGCCGCCAGAGCGTAATATTTGGAGCACGCCCTTTCATACTTGGATTCGGGCGCAACCAAAGGATAAAGGCACGCAAGCAGGACCCGATACAGACGGTTTAGATGATACGTGGCATAGTTCAAGGCATACTGCGGGCGCAGGATGTTAAACAGATGACGGGGTATGTTCAGCGTTCGTATCATACGGCTTCGAATTGGACAAGCGAAAGGTCAATAAGCTTGGCATCAAAATTGAAGAACACCGAAGCGGGGGTTATCACTCCGTTCGTTGGAGCCGTCCCGGAATCGTATGTCAATGTGTCGAAATACGCATCCCGGACTCCATCTATTGCCCCCAGCGCGGTCTCGATGTCGTTAACGTACACACCGTTATAACCTATGAGCATGCCCTGCGTGGACACAAGAGCATCTTTAACGCTTTGTTTGATTGCCGGAAGCGAGTAAGACTGATTGTAGCGAATATACAATTTTGTCGCCGTTATCGTCGAAATAGTTTCGGGAGTCAGTACATTAATGCCTATTCCAAGGGGAGCCAGCTGTTGCAGATAGTCGTGCAATGCCGTTGACTGCTCATCGGTAAGAAGTTTGTTGTTGCCGTTGCTATCCTGCGTGCATGCGCTAACGTTGATCTCCGCTGCCTTTACGTTGGCTGACACGGCTACCTGTTTGACAATCTGCTTGGACGGGGCTATGGTGCTGTACCCGTAACGGAACGTAGCTTGGTCTACAATGACCAGCGGATCGCCATACTGAAACGCCAAAGCCATGTCTATGTAGTACTGGGCCCCCGCAACCCTGTTAGTTCGGGCCGACGTCTCTATGACGGTCTCCGAATTGGAGATGTTGAGCAAAATAGTGTCAATTACCGCCGCGAATGTCTGCGAGATGCGGGTAACGATGGAGGAAGAACTCGTATTGTTCAACTCCGGGATGAGCTTCGCTATCGACGCTCGAATAGTGTCTATGGTTGCCATGTGCCTGTTAGTTTAATTCAACTTCAATGTCTCCCGAATAATCGATAGGAGCTTCTCCGGTAGCGCCAATATCTATACAGTATATTATGAGTTGGGACCCCACATGTGTGTTAAGATGACGACCAAATCTACGTCCCCGTCGTTCGTTATCGTTGTGTTGCCACCCATAGATGGGAACGGAGGGACTGGGGACAACGTAGCATGTGCCCCCGAAGTGGAGGCCGGAGGTTCCAGCTCTGTTACAAGTTCGGCGATCATCGCATCTATCTCGGCGTCATCTACGGCGCAGATGCTCGTGAACGGCCTCGTATTGGCTACCTGCACCGCCTCGCTGTTATATACGACATCCGGGACCGTGATCTCCGTGTCCGGCACAAGGTCCGGCGTATATGTCGTGATGTCGTTGGCATCCATAACAGCGTCGATCGACGACATAGCTCCGGTAGTATTATAGCAGACGTCTATCAGACTTTCGCCCAAGCGTATCTTATATTTTGCCATGTCAGTATGCCGTTGAAATTTCCACTTGATCGTTTGTCAATGACATGCGAACGGAGATGGCCCCGTCTGCGAGTATCTGCTTCTTGACTTCGGAGATGAGGTCGAGAGCACTTTCCTGCGAGTTCTCCGGAGACCACGATTCGAATCCGACGCCCGTTTGAGGCTCGTAGATATTCACGGGGGATTTCATGAGAATCAATCCTCCGTTCTGGCGGGAGGCGTCCTCCGTGACCATGAAGTCTCCGCCACTTACGGAGATGTCGTTGATATCGAAGTCGAAGAATATATCTTTCATAGCTAATGTGATACTAAGTCATCTTCTATGGAATCCTTTTTCAGCGTCGTCATAGGAGTATCTGGCACCGCACCAACAGACGCGTGTTTGTGAGCATTAAACGTCGAAACCATAGCATTTATCGCCGAAACGAGAGGATCAATCTTTATCAAACCTCCCAGATTCCCGCCGTTCATCACTATAAGATCATCCTCTATGATAATCGACGCGCCGCCTCTACTTGACAAATGTATCGAATCTTTGCTAATTATGCAAGAGTGTCGCCCGCGCATAACTTTCACTTCGTTATTATTTGCCGTTATCGTATCTTCGTCGCCCGATTTGGCCTCCGGATTGAATACGATCTTCACCGAATCGAGACCCGAGAATCGGGCCACGAACGCCGATTCGGGCTGTTTGTACGGGAGGCCTATGACGACAAGAGACCCAACCTCCGGATAAGAAACAACGCACGTGCTAGCCCCGGAATCAGGTCCGAGGCTTATGTCCGAAATCACCAAGTCCCCGGATTCGGAGCCAGCGCGCACGCTGATAGTGTCGGTATCCTTGTCTACGGATACGACATTCCCGTAAATGAAACTTGTGGCCCCGGCGGTATCGAACATCTGCTTGAGACGTCCGCCGATGCTCATCATCTCGTTATAAAAATCCTGCGGATTCATATTATCCTAAGAATAAAAGAGTTTCATCCGTAACCGTGAGCGTCTGATAGAATCCCCGCGACCCTCCGCATGTTATCTTGCGCCCAATGACATAATAACGTCCCGACAAAGTAGAGAATATCGTGTCCGTGTATTCCACGTAATCGAACATCTTGACCTCCGGATACAGGAGCGTCGTAATCGTGCCCTTATTGCGGTTCACTCTAAGGCCCGAGAGAGCTGATTCCGCCGTTGTTTTCATCTGTGAGGAGTTCCGGCCGGGCATAAGCGGCATCTCGTAAGGGATACCGTTATCGGAGCCCGTGGAGTATGATTTAAGCCCCCCGTCCTCTATCCACCGCACCGTTACCCTGAAATTGCGGAAAAGGTTGTTAGTAGGGGTGATGCTCCGTCCTATGACATTGACCGACGTATCGAGCCTTTTAGCAGGAGCGTTCGAATCGGAGATTCCAAGACCTGCATATACGTAAGCTACGGAGTTCCCGGCGGCATCCGTATCTGTGTGCACGTTGCTGTAAAGTTTATACATCCCGACAACTACCTGCGAAATAACATCATACGGAGATACCGCCGCGGCTGGTTTCAGCACAAATCCCGAATCCATTGATTTCCCGTCCGGAACGAGTTTCGGGACAGGAGCCGTAAGCCCGTTGTCTTTCCTGTATTTGGCAAATGCTTCGTTGGAGATGTCGCACATAGACTGCAATAATGCCGCAATCTTGGTATCGGACGTGAATGACTGATTGACCGTCCCGAATCGCAGCGCAAAACTGCAATCCTCGCACTTGATGCGCGTCGGGAAACCTCCCTCTACGGAGCGGATGTATCCGTCGAACAGCAGCAGCTTGTCGAAATTCTGACCCAAAGCCTCATTATCTTCGTACCATCCATAGACCTGTATGGAAGCTCCTACCTTGATATTCCAATCGTCGGGGTTTATGCGTACATACGTCGTCGAGTATTTGCCCACTCTCTTTACGGCGATGGAACTATCGGATGTCTCTTTTGCGGCGGCCGTGGCAATAGAGTAGAAGGGCATCTCGATAGTTGCCGTTCCTGCAATGTCTTTCCGGTCCTGCTCGATTTCGATAGACGCGAATTTGCCGATGGATTCCCCCTCGACAAATACCTCGTTGTTGCAGGCGAAAAAGTTTCCGGTTATGCGTTTCTCAGCCATTTGCCGTCTGTTTTGATGTAGGAACGCCGCCGCTTTGGACCTGCGTATCGCTCTGATACAGCAGAGGGTCGTTGACATTCACCTCCTGCAAGGTGAACGAAACGCTCCCGAACGTAGACCCCTGGTCCGGGGAGAAGCGGTAATCGGTCATTACAGCCCAGCTGATGCCTATTTCATCATTGAGGACCGGGTTCTTGACTTGGAATACGTCGTTATTCTCGAATAGGTCTGCCAGCACCCGAGTAAGTTTGTATATGGCCTGTTTATCCGTTGTTTCATCCTGCGAATAGCGTATGGCTGTCGCCTCTACATAGGCCGAATTATCGGCATTGGAGGGCGTTTCGCGGCGTTCGATGCTGAAATTAACGTCTACGATGCGGGGGCTTTTGGAAACCCTTTGGGTGACGCTCGGGCCATCCACAAGCTGGCTGTTGTCAAGCACCTTGTTAGCGCGCACTGCAAAGCTGATAGACAGGGGCATCCAATAATCTCCGCATGCGAACACCGAATCCAAAGACGGAGTATCATATCCGTCCAGCAACGCCTGATTTTCTGCCTCCAAGCGGTCTGACGTCGCCACGCTGTAAGATCGCTTGCCGCCAAGCGCGCGGATGGCTTCGGCCCGGCTGGGCGTGTCGCCCATTCGCACCTTGCCGCCATTCTGAATAAGGACGCGCATGACGCCCGCCTCCGAAAGCACGAGCTTCGTGGCATGCAGAGCCAAGTTTACATCATGGGTTACTTCGGTACGTATCGTATCGATTTGATGCGACCCAACCTCCAATGCCGGGGTTATTGCGCGGTCGAATTCATTTTGCGTAGACTGTGTTTCCCTCGTATTCATTATATTGCTCCCGTTGCGTTGTTGAGTGATATGTTGAGTCCGCGGACGATGACGTCATACAGCGTGCTGCTGACCTGTTGCGCGAGGTCTGCCCCGTCGTTCACGTTGGCGATATTCACGGGCATATTTACTATCTCCCTGTTGAAATTAATGATCAGGGATCGCGCCCCTTTGCTTATGTTAGATAACTCATCGTCGGTTTGTTGGTTGCTAACGCTTCCCATATTGCCAACGCCAGAACTACCATCTTCGCTTGGCAGGGCGAATCTATAAATATTGCCAGGTCTTGTTTCTGTTTGACCTTGATACAAAGGCACGAGTTTACTATATACTTCACCTCTTCGGCTCATAGGTATATTTTCAAGAGCTCGTTGCTTTGCTGCTTCCATCGCCGTAGCTATGGATTCGCGTGATTTTCTAGCTTTGCGGGGGCTATTGCCGAACCATGTATTCTTAACCCTATATATAATACTGTCCGACTTTTCATCATATTCGGCGAATTGATACGAAGCTCCCCATCTCCCTCGCGTAGTTTTATTGGTGACGGCTGTTACAGGCCGTGTTATTGGCCATGTAGATTCGGAGAGAACGCGATCTTTAATCCAAGTGGCCGCCGTATTTATGCCTGATATTACATCAGCTAATGCTCGAAGCGAACCGACAAAAGCATTGATGTCTTTTATCAAGCTATCAAACATAGCAGACAAAGAATTGGTATCAATATTTCTTACCCATAATACAATCTTATCACCGAGCCACGTATAAAATTTCTTGTTGGCTTCGGCGATTACGTCCCAATAGGGGGACAGATCGTCTGCGAGCTTGATCCAAAAGTCCTGTTTGGCAAGAGCTATCTTACCGCGAGCCTTAAGTACGGGAGATGTCTCTACGAGTTTGTCAAACTCATTGAGCACGTCCAGCAGATTCTTCTTGTCTTTGAGCCATTCCCGATAATCCCCGCGCTTGCCGCTACGATCCATCATCTGCATGGCAAGTTTCCCTAAGAACGGAGCCTGCCCCACCATTTCTCGGAGGTCGCGCGAGCTGGGAGTAGTCTGTCCGAACAGCTGCTGGAGGTTGGTGTTTACTTTTTCGAACGCTATGCCGCCTAAATGCGATATTTTACCTGCGATCTGAGCGAGATTTTTAGCCTCCTCGAAAGAAAGCTTTTTGCGCTCGCCGATTCGTAATCCGGAGAACATGTTTATGGCATTCAGCATGCCTACGCGGCTGAATCCATATTGGCCTGCAATATCCGTCGCAGAGCGCAGAGCCTCCGGATAATACCCTCCAAGCCCCTTTTCGGCCATGCGCATCTGCATGATGTCGGATGCCGCACTGCCTAATGCTTGAGAATTAAGAGCCCTCGTACCCAAAATCAGCGCTCCGCCTCTTATCATGTTTTGGGCGAATTTAAGGCCTATAAATGCCTTAAATGCCGTAAGAACTCCTCCAATAACAGGCACCGCTGCGCCTGCCGCTTTGCTAAGGCTCGAAATGGCCCCTCCAAGGCCCGTAATATTCCTCATTAATCCTTGAGGAGTAAACAGGTTCGGAAGAAAGTTTCGGTTCAACCTGTCGAAGCGGCTAAACGTATCGTTTACGCGCTCAAGAAAATTGTTTCGGTTTGCACCGGCCCTCTGGCTAAATAAATCCGCCATTCTGCCGGCGTATGGCCTCGCCCAATCCGGTATATGCCTGTATCGGGATGCGGAAGTCGCGGCTGTTCTCGTTCCACGAGCAGCACCGGCTCCACCGGCGGCTCCGAGCCTGCTTATTCGACGTTCGGCATCTCGGAGCTCCCTGTCATTTACCCTGAGGTCAAGTTTTATCTCGTATCTTTGGTCGGCCATTATTTCTTGGACTTAAACGGTGCGTACATTATACTGTCGATGATCCATAGCGCCGCGTCGGACCACTTGTCTATTTCTTCTGCGGAGAATTCCGCAACGGCGGCTATCGGCTCATGAAAAACGTATGATATGAGAGCCCGTTTGAGAAGTGATGGGTCACGCTCCCCCCACTTCATAACGCGCTCTACCGGGGTTCTTCTGTCTGCTCCGGGGCATCGCGAAGCACCTTTTGAACGATACCCCAAGTCGATAAAAAACGTTCGATGTCGTTCTGGACGGGTTCAGACCAGAAGATATCGAGACATGCCATCTGATCTTTTGTGATGGCGTCTCGTTTCTTGTCGTCCACGATCATCATCGACGCAAATTTCACGGCGATCTGACCTTGATGCTCGGCGTCTCCGCCTCCCGACTGCAAGAGCTCGGAAGCAAATTTCGTGTGCGCCGCGGATGTGCGGGCCAGCATTCCGATCTCGATATCTTCGGAGACCTCCTTTTCGACATACCTGCCTCCTTTGAGGACGCTCTTGGTGAAATACCGCACGGGGACGGTGTAGTTCTTGATTTCGACCTGTTGGGTCATGGTGTTTTCGGACATAATTTAAGATTTTAGAAAGGGGCGGGATCGCTCCCGCCCCCCGGGTTTCACTTCTAAAGATTCAGTACGGTTCGGGTTATTCCCAAGCCTTGAATGTCTATGGACGTGTTCGTCTCGGGGCTGTTCCGGTCTACGGAATAGCCGTCCGAAGCGGCGATACAGTTGTCCAGAGAGTAGATGATGGACTTCGGGACTACGAGGTCGTTCATCTCGATAGTCCATCCCAGCGAGAACGGGCCGAGATCGAGTAGCGAAGCGATGAATCCGGTCTGAATCGTCGCGTTGATGGCGTCGATGATGGTTTCATACTCTCCGGTCTGCAACGACAGGGAGCCGTTGAACCGCTGGTTGAGCTTCTTGATTCCGATGGGAGGATTTGACCCGATTGCGAAAATCTCGGTCACATCCTGCGTCTTGTTTACGGAAAGCTGAACACCGGTAACGATGTTGTAGATGTTCGACCCCGTAGACAGCGTGATCTGCGTCTGTGCGCTCGATACGATTAATGGATTGTATGCCATACTATGCTACGGATTTAACGTACATTACATATACAATTACCTGCTCGATGTTGGGCGACGGCTGTATCGAGATCGTAACCTCGATGGTCTTGGTCCCTACAAAGTCGTTGTTCTTGGCGCCGACCTCCACGCTGATGGCCGAGCATTGCCCCTGCGTAATTCGCGGCAGGCAGTACTGGTTGTAGAATGCGTTTTTGATCTGCGTAGCGTAGAGCTTGCTCAAGTCTCCGTTCGCTTCAACGGGAGCCTGCGTGTTCAGGATTCCCGTGAAGAAATACTCCGCGTCGTCGCATACGGCGTTTCCAAGCCGCGAGTATTCGAGCTTCGAAAGAGCGTTCACAGCGTCGTTGCACGTGGCTCCGTCGTTGTAGAAGATGCCGCGCCCCGGGCGTATGCGATGGAAGATCATCTGATTGTTGCCCATTGCGTCATAATCTGCCAGCACGCACGACGTTACGGGCACCGCGGATGTACCGCCGTTGAAGAATGCCGTAGTAGCCACCGCAGGACGTGCGCACGAACCGATGGATTGCCCCAGCGAAATTGCCGAGAGGATACCCATGATTTCGCAGACGTCTTTCTGCGTAGTGTATGATACAATGGCTCCATATGCGTCCGTCGTCGTTGTGTATACGTCCGTGGTGAACGTTACGCCGACGGCCGGAGCATTGTACTTCGAGCAGTCGGGGGCTTTCGTCGCCGTCTCCGCGAGCATATCCTTTGCGTCGATGTCGGATGCCACTACAGACGTGAATCGGTAGCTCTCGATAAACAGAGCGTCGTAAATGGCATCGATGCTCTGTACCATCGTTTGCAGGGATGCGGGGACAATAGCACTCGACGACACGACGCCCTTGACGTCCGAGACAAATCCGACGATGCGGGGGCGGTTGTCGAAATCAGCCTCTCCCGTAGCACGGATTGCGGCCTTAATGGCGTCGGCATTCGATGTCACGAAGTCGGAATCCGTCGCTTTCACGACGCATATCCACAGATACGTACCCGTGGGTGCGTTCTTGTAGAACGTCTCAACCTCGGCCTTGAGGAATGCGTCGTCCTTGATACTCTCGGGGGCATCTCCTGCTGCCCATGCGTTGAACGCGTCAACGGACGTAACGAGCTTCGGAGCCGTGGATGCTGTGCCGCCGCTCTTGCCGTAGAAGAGCATGCAGTTCCCGACTTTCGGCTGGAAAGTACCCAGCTGAGAATCTTGGAGTTTTACACTTACACCTGTTTTTGACATGATAAGTTCGTTTTTTGAGATTACTCCTTGACAGCTTTTCGCGCTCTCTTGGACTTGCGCTCCTCAAAAGCTTTCTTGGCCTTATCAAGATTGATGGGCTTCGATTCGCGGACAGAGGGAGCCGGGGCGGCATGGATGCCGTCTACCGAGATCATCATGGCCTGTAACTCCTCGTAGGACGTGGGGCATGTCTCGGCCGTGATCTTGGCGTAACGCTTGATCTGACGCAGCTTGAGGGCGTCCTTGCAGCGATTTATTGCCGACGCCTCATCCGCGTAGTGATTGCCGTCATCAACGGCATAGATTGTGCCGTTTCGCAGGCACATATCCATAAGGTTTACGAAATACTGCTCGGAGTAACCGTGGTTGTTTTGTTTTTCGGACATAATAGTGAGTTTTTAATACCGGAGGGGACGAAGCCCCTCCGGGTCGTTGAAAGATTAGCCGTTAACCGCGTAGCGGATAAGACCGATGCCAAGTCCGCCCTTACGGCCTGCTGCAGCTCCCGTGCGCATGTCCATAGACATCGTCCAACCGTAGTTCGACGGGTCTGCGACCATGTGGACGTTCGTGCGGCCGATACCGATGATGGCCTCCGACGGGATGAATCCGAGGGCCACGCTGTACGCCGTAGCGGCGATCTGCGGAGCGACATATGACGGAACGGTGCCGTCGTCGCTGATCTTTCCGTCGAGGTACAGTTCGGGGTCTACGACCTTGCTCGATGCGGTGTCGTAGAGGGTCGTGCCCGAGCGCGGACGGATCGTGAATCCCGAGTATTCCGCGAACGAGGGACGCATGGCTCCGGCGTTCTTGGTCAGCAGGTTCACGAGCTGTGCGTCGGCCTGCAGCTGCTGGTTCATGATCGCGGGCATCACCATCTCGGCGGCGAACGTCTCCATCACGTAGTTCTGATTGATGAATCCGGTCTGGAGAGCCAGAATATCCGCGGGCTTCAGGCCCTTGAGGTTCCCGGCGGCGGAGGTGTTGTCGGGGAACAGCCCTGCCGAAGCGAATGATTCGCCCGTAGTCGCAACCTTCACGCTTGCGGCCTCTGCGAGCTTCTGAATGTAGTAGTTGTGGGCGCGGAATGCCAGCCAGCGCAGAGCCTCCGACATGCCGAGAGCCTTGTCGTCGTATGCCAGAAGGTCGGTGTTGGCCTGCTGCCACGTGATGTTCGACAGTGCGAACAGCTTCATGGGGATGCCAACGGGTTTGTCGTCGTATGTCGAAGTCTCGGCATTCAGCGGAGCACGGTTTCCGAAGTACACCTTGGGTTTGATTGCCGAGTTCACCCAAATGACGCCTGCGACATCCTCGGCGGCGAGACGCGGGATGCGCGCGGCCCAGCTCTCATCGGGGAACATCTCACGGTAGAGCATCGTCGACCACTCGATCTTGGCGAGGTCGGGATTCGTCTCTACGAAATTGATCGAGTTGAGGCCAGAAGCGAATGCTTCCATGCGGTGAACGGTGTCGGCGAGGGTGCCGTACTGATTTGCGGTGCCGGGAGCCGAGAACTTCACGTCGCCCATCGCCGCCATGAATCCACGGTCTTTGGAAGCGAAATGTACGAACTCACGGATGAGGTCTACGCGCGGGTCCTGTTCCCACTGGTCTTTCGAGAGGCCCTCCCGGTTTGCCGAGAAACGAGCCATCTCCGAGAACTTCTCACGCCCAGCGGGAGTGCGGAGATACTCGTGAATGGTCATGTTTTCCATGTCTGCTTTGAATGATGTTTTTTGAATCTTCTCTTTTGCCTCCTCGATGTCGAGTTTCTGGGAGGTCTCTTTCGACGCTTCGAACTTCACCTCCTCCTCGGATAGACTCTCTTCCTGCTCGGCGGCGAGTTTTTCTACGGGAGCATCCTGCTCCTCTTTCTTGAACATGCCCTCGAACCACGATTTGAATCGGTCGAAAGCTTTCTCATCGCTGGCAGAAAGCTCTTCAGCCTCCTTGTTCTCGGAGGATTCAACCTCTGCTTCCGGCTTTACATCAGGCTCAACCGTAGCTGCTGCTTCAATCTTTTCCTTTTCTTCCATGTTACGCAAATAGTTTTTGATTAGGTTGCTGTGCGTAGACGACAGCTGTTCGATCTCCTCCGAGCTGTCCGCCAGGAAGCTAACGGCAAGGGTCTTATCGTCCCCGGGCCTCGAACTTACGGCATCGGGATTTGCGGGGATTGACACCAGCGACACCTCGTAGACCTCGAAGCGGGTGGCGAAGCGAATGCCATCGACCTCGGAGTAGTAGGCTTTCCCGGAGACGGACGCCGCGCGGAGGGTCCCGGCTTGATACATGGCAGCGGCATCTTTGGATATCTGCGTGATCTCATCGAAGTTGAAATCCGCAAGCCAGTCATCGCCCTCTTTACGGATGTTCGAGAGGAATCCGATAGGCTTGTCCCAGTCGTGCATGTACAGAAAAATCGGGTTTTTCCGATAGCGGTTCCAGTCTAAGCCGCTGCTGAGGACCACATATCCATGATCGTTGGGCGTCTCGTTGGAGACCACTTGGTCTGTAATCTTAGCCATTTTTAACTTTTATTGATGTTGTCAAATCCGAGTCACTCCCGGAGTAACCCGTAATATCCACTTGCTCTACCGTGCAGGTCGGGTTGGTTTCGGCATAGAGAGACTTGTCGAGCATTGTGGTCTGATAAACAATCTCCACGACCGATATTTCTTTTTGGAACTCCTTGCGCATTCCTATGCGCTGATATGTCTTGAATCCTTGATATATGGGGAAAAAGTCGTATTTCTTGTACAACTCGTCAAAAACTTTCGTGCCCTTTGCTTTCTCTACGGCATTACGGACGCTGTGCGCCAATGACATCATCCGCGACTGCTCGCTTCCGTCCTGCGACCACGAGAAGTTCGTGAGGTCGACCATCACACACAGGCGTATCGACAGCTTGTCCTTGACCATCCCTCCGATGAATACCTCGGCGTCCATGCTTTCATCAAAAGCTATGGCGACGGCAGGCAGGGGTGTATTCACGGTTTGCGTCTCATCGACAGATACAGCGAGAACCGACACTTTCGCGGATTTCAGAGCCTTGTCTCCGCGAAGCGTCTTTATCAATATGTCCATCACGTCCCCGTACATACTTACTGCAAACTTAGTTTTTTATTCTTTCAAATGCAAATACTCGGAGCCTTAAAGATGAATTACGCGGTCTATTTCCCGCCTTATAACCCCTGTGAACCATTTTCGGGACCGGGAGCCGAAGCCGATCATGGGTCGCGCCTTGACCCTTGCGCCGCCGATTTTCACAGGCTTCGATGACTTGGGAGGCTTGCGGAATCCCATATCCCCGCCATGCGATCCGTTCGGCATCGTAGGGCCTCCCATCTGGTGCACGCGGAATACGGGGTCATCAGAACCATAGATTATGGAAGCTTGTCTGTTCCCCATCCTGCGAATATTCACCTTCAGGGACTTGCGCATAGCCCCGGAGTATTGCAGCTTCTTGTACTTGAGCGACTTCTCGAATCGACGGGGTGCCCACTTCTGCAAAGAACCGTCATTTCCGTACCCCTCCTCCCGGAAGTTCTGCGCCGTCTCTTTCTGCATGGACTGCGCGAGGAGCACCGGAAGCTGCCCGTTTGCGACATTGCGAAGCCGCTGCATCATCCTCAGAAGTTCAGCCCTGCCCTTCATCTTTGGTGCTATTTTGCTTCTTGCGCCCGAAGATCCTTTCAGCGACGGACTTCGTATCCTTAGGCTCTTCGCCCTTGATGTCGTCGGGGTCGAGACCCACGCGTCGGAACGCCTCGTTGCTGAACTTCAGGCCCTGCTTGGCCATCATGGATCCTATGTCTACGAACTTGCTCGTGGAGATGGTCTTGTCGGGGATCTCTATAAATTTCGACCTCTCGATGTTGTAGTCATCGAGGGTTATAGCGAGCTTATGCCGCACTTCCTCGGAGTTGAGCATGTCAAGGACCATCTCGGAATCCGCATTGAGGATGTCTTCGTAGATGTTCCAATGAATCTCCGCGAGCTGCTCGGAGTTGGTGTTCTTTTCCGTAGCCCCGAGGAGCGTACCTCCGGTAACGAGCTGCATGATCTCCGAGCGGTACTCTATGATATACTCTTTGTACACGCGGAATGCGTCGGCGGTACTCTGCGTGGGTATGGGGTTGACCTCTACGGAATATGTAGACTTTCCCGGGGCCATAACGTCATTGGTCTTGGGGATGACGGGAATAGTCAGCATGTCGAGGTTCTGGGCCACCGCGAGGGCCGCTTTCTTGGCTTGGTCATTGTTGGCGTCATAGCCGATGGTTGTCATCGGGAACGAATACCTCTTTCCGAGAATCTGCCAGTTCACGAACGTCTCGACGATGCCTATCATAGCCCGGGATATGGGCTGTAGGAGCCCGAGGCGGAAGTCCTGATCCGTCTCGGGCTCGAAGAAGAACATATTGTCGTATTTGGACGCCTGTACAACCTCGTTGTAGTCGTAGGTCTGATAGCGCAGCCCCTTGTTGAAGATGTCGAGGTTTCGAAGCGGGAAGTCCGCGACCTCCTTTTTCTTGGGGTCTATGGCGAAGCACTTTACGCCGTAGAACTGCGACAGGCATGCGTAACGTATGAACCTCTTGAACCAAAAGCTGTTGCGTATGTGCTTGTCCGTGAGGCTTCTGTTCTCCCGCGTCCCGGAGCCGAATACGATGTTTCGTTTCTTGAGCGGTATGAGCCGCTTGTTGATCTGCGAACACAGGAACGGAGACGACTGCAAGCACCACGAATAGAGCGCATCGAGATACGTGAGGTCCGAATACTGAACTGCGCGGTCTATAGCCCTGCGCCACAGGGCCGGGTTCCACTCCATGCGGTAGTTGTTGAACAGGTACCGGGAGTATATTCCGTCGGTACCGATATTCTGCGGGACCTGGAACGGAGAAATCTTCGGGAATTCGAACTTTGCCATATCAGCCTATATAACTGCTTCGTGTTGTTACTACTTCGACGTTGCTGTCGTATTTGTCATTGCGGTAGGGGGCAGGCTCTTCGAGTGATACCATGCCGCCCTTTAGCCGCTGAATGGTCTGATAAACCTCCTTGTAAGCCATATCCAACGGCTCCGAGATGTTGAGGCTCGGGGCGCATATGTTGTACACCGTGAGGACCTGCAATATCCACCGTATGGTGTCGTCTTTCTGCCCCTCGTCCGTGACGGAGAGCATACCCTCCATGTTGAATCGGTTCCCGATCTGCGCGGTGAGTTTCCCGACGGCGCTTTTGTATGCATCCAATACGCAGTTGTGGTACATGTTTTCGAACTGATACAACTGCTGTTGTGTGATGTACAAATATAGCGAGGATTTCGTGAAATACATGAGGCTCTCGAACACGGAGATGGCGGTAGCAGCGAATGCCGCGCCCGTCATACCGTCCGGGGTCTCGGTCGTGATGTTGACATACACGGCGTTGATCTGCCGCATATCGTCTTGGTCGATGTCGTACTCCGTGACGCCCGTGGCCACTTGGTCGAAGGCAAGCGACATGGAATCGCGGATGTAGACGTCGAACGTAGAGGGCGTGTCAGCATAGTCCGTAGAGGGCCGGATATACAACTCCGTCATTGAGGAGTGTATCGGAACAAGTATGCACCCGAGGTTGCTCTCCGGGTCTGTGACGGCTCCGTCTACGTAGGAGCCCGTGTTGTAGGTTGCTTTTGCTAAAACCGGCATATCAGCTAAGTATTTGTTTCGTAGATGTAAGCATTCCCCTCTTGAAGAATACGACGTCGCTATTGGCGTCTATGGACGCATGAACGATGCCTTGATTGAGGAACGAAACGCCCTTGGCGCATGCGTCCGGGATGTCGTCCTTGACGTCCTTAGTGGATTTCTTGTTCGAGAACATCACGAACTGATGCACTATCTGCTCGTAGACGCCGCACTTCTGAAGCTCCGTGCAGAACACGAACTTCCCGTAGTTGACAAGCGGCTCCAAAGTAGATTCTATGCACGTGAACTTATCCCCGTGGTTCATGGTGTCCCAAATTATCGGGGCCGTCCATCCTTTCTCCATCTGAAAGCGTTGGAGCGTGATGTTGAAGTCCAAAGGCAGCTGCTTCTTCTCGATGATGACCTTGGGAGGTATCGGACATTTGCGGAAAAGCTCATAGATGTTCTGTAGCATCTGGTAAGACGTGCCCTGCACGGCCCGGCAGTCCCAGAACCATATCCGCGCATCCCGCGTGCGTATGAGCGTCACCGTTGCTTTGAAGTCGTTCGTCGAGGAATCCTTTGCCGAGGGGTCCGTGTATATCACGGCGTCGACCATATTCGCAATGTCGGGCCTCGTGTGCCACGTGAAATTCCGGAAATACTTCCCAGATCCCACGCGGGTATACTCTCCGTCGAGGAACCTGGCCCTCTGCGTCGTGCTGAGCCTGCTCAAACCCTCGAAATAACCCTTGGAGACGAATTGCCTGTTGTCGTCGGCCGAGAAGTGCATCTTGTACATCCTTGCTACCGTGGCGTCGTCTATGGGGTTCCCGTCGAGGGTCTTGTGCTCGAAGAACCTCTTATAGGTCCAATGCAGCTCCGTCGTAGGGTTCAGGGCGAAAAGTATCATGTTATTTATTGCCGTTTTCTGAGCCAGACGCGAATACAGCGTCTCTATGGCCGAGAAGTCGATCTCCGAGACCTCATCGGCGAAGATATGTCCCCACTCCGTGGAGAGTATCTTGTCGTAGGATACCGAGGCTCCCCCGTCGCCGGTAGACCGAAGCGACGAGAACTGTATATAGGCTCCGTTGTAGAACTTCAGGACGTTGTTCTTCTTGTCGAAAAACGCGAATCTCGACCCCTTGACCGTCATATTCTCGTACCTCGAGATGCCGTTGTACCTGGCAATGGCATTCAGAACCGCCGGCATAGTCTGATTGACCATACCCATCATAAGGGACGTCAGCGTGTTGCGGATGACAAGGCTGTTGCACTTGAAAGCCACCGCGCAGACAACGAAGAAGTACAGTATGAGGAACGTCTTTCCCGAGCGCGAGGTACCGTAGAAGAGCACCTCGGAGTACCTGCCCCCCATCAGAAGATTGTACATCTCTTTCTGCTTGTCGTTAAGCGGTATGTCAAGTTTCAGCCTACTCACGCCGTATAGTAATCTCTGCGCCGTCGAAATTCCCGTCAGCTCCCGAGCTGTCCTCCGCGTCGATGCTTACCTTCGCGGTCTTCGTGATGGCAACGGAATCCTTGAATATCGAGGCATATTGCTTCAAAACAGACAACTTGTTGGCATACAGGTATATAGTCTTATTAGAACTGCTCCTCATGACGACCCTCCGGCAGACTTCCATGTCCTCAAGGATGCCCATGGAGATAAGAATGGCATGTGCCGGAGAAACATTCATATTCCGGATGTCCCGGGCAACCTCCTCGCGGATGTCGTCCTCGTCGATATCCGGGGTCGAAGACTTCTCCGTACCCGCTCCAGTCTCCGAAGTGTAATTCTTCTTGAAAAAATCCGTCTCCATGCTCTAATACTCCCTGATGTCTATGAAACTCCGCTTGCGCTTGAGATTCTCGCAGATGGCATTATACACATCATAGCACTTCTCCTTGCTCTCAGCGCGCAGCATAGCTATGCCCGCGAGGTCCACGAAATGGCCGTATTCGTCCTCCTTGATCTCTATCCGCTGAAGAGCATTGTCGTCGATATGCACTGCGGAATCTTTCAACGCTATCCAGATCATGGCGTCTACATGATTTTAGAATCAAACCACGTCTTGGCAACAATCCCCGCGACGAAGCCTGCCCCGGCCGAAAGAGTCGACGCAATGCGAACATCCCCCGGAAGAACGTTGAACAAAACAATCCCCGCAACGACAGCCGCCGCAACAATGATTCCTGTCTTAACCGTTTTTTTCATATCTCAAAAATATTATGATTTCTCCACATCCCCCGAGCATCCGTCAAGGTATGAACGGGCATCCTCGACGCTTATCTGCATCTTGCGCGCGACCTCCCCGGCCAAAACCTGCCGGAAAATACGCAGGAATCGCATCTTCGGATTAACGATTAACGCCGAACCGGCCATAGACCACAACTCAATAAGGCAGATAATAGAACAGATCGCGATAACAGTTATCTGACTGTCGATGCCAGCCATGCGCTCTATGAGGATGAAACCCACGATAGCAGAAGCATACAGCGCAAACTTCGAGAACAACCCGTGCCTACCAACCTCCGAAAGTGCAAAATGACCCCGCTTGATCTGAGCCGCAATTCCCCATATCGTATCAAGGAGGACACACGCGATAACAGCATGTATCGAACCCTCGTAGCCGGCGAAGAAATTCACGATGAAAATGCCTGCCGCAGCGATCCATCCATAAACCGTTTGGAACATTTCGCTCAGTTTGTAACCGATGTTAATGATTGTTTCAGTCATCCGTGCCATATTATCCGATGCCTAGTTTAGTTTTCAGTGAAGCTATGAAGTCATCATCTGCAAGCAACTCATCTGCTGACTGGACCCCAATATTAGACCTTGCTTGTTGCTTTTGGACATCAGTAAGATTCTGTCTTTCGGCATACCTTACCGAACCTGCATAAGTTAAACCGGAACTTAGACCTGACAATAATTTTGTAGGCTTGTTAAGTGAGAATGTAGACCACGTAGTTCCCGTAACAAAAGATACAAACATACAAGACCCAGATGTATTATTGCCTTTAACGAAAACCGTCGGATTACTGTAATCGGACGGCGTGTCAACTAAAATAATACCTCGGGCATTATTAACAACTGCAGACATCTTGTCCGACAGCGTGGTACCCAAAAGAGAGTACGGAATTCTAACAAGATCAATACCTATATTACCTAAGGCTTTATTCTTATTATCATCAGAAACACCACTTTGGTCAATATTAAAAGAAACGGCATTTTCATCATAAATATTGACAAAAGGAGGTTGGGTAATCAACCCAGTAGTTGTAACAACATTAAGTAGTGCTAATGTTTTAGTATCACGAAATCTATAAAAACGGCGCTCTAACGGAGTGCTTGAGCTATTATGCCCATAAAGATACATCTCACCAGTCTCCTGCACCAATAAGGCGGTGGCCGAAAGACGTGCGGATTTCTCATCATCAGAAACAGCATCCGAGGAACCAATGGCAGACTCCGAGATCACATGAACCTTCCAACCTAAATTCTTGAACACCTGACTCTGCTGGGCTATGGTTAAATTCTGAGTCTCGTCATAACGAACGAAGGAGTCATCCGGGTTGCCGGGTTCGCCTTTAAGACCCGAGAACTTGAAATCAAAAGTCCGCTTCTCGGGGGTGCCGCCCAATTCAATATTTACGCTTGGAGTGCCGGTAGTGCTATCCACACTGGCCGTGGCGGACGTGATTTGGCCGGCATCGCCGGCCGGAATCCCGAAAGCAAAGGTTCGCTCCGTAGCCGTACCCCCAAGCGTGACGGTAGCCTGAGAGCCAGCCGGGAGCGTCTCAGCCGTAGCCCCTACAATCTGCGCGTTAATGATGCCCGAGAGCACCAGCAGGTCCAGCTCCGCCCGCACGCTGTCCGTAGGCCATGGCCCCAGCTCGTAGTTCGTGGCAACCGGGTAAACATCATCCCGGAAGTTGGGCGAGAAGTCCGAATCCGCAATACCAAGGTAGAGTTTGTAGCACAACTGTCCCGAACCAAGCTTCGGGCCCCGGAAGTAGCACAGAATATTTCCATTGTCAACCCTCCGGCAGTTCGAGTACGTAGTGCCGTCATACGACGCAATGACATACTTCTCCGGAATCGAGCACGTGAGACCTCCCGTGAAGAAGACAATGGACCAGCGTCCCGCATTCTGAAGATTCGTAGTGTTCGAAAGAAGGACCTCCAAGTCTCCCTCGCAGCATACACGACCCGTAGTTATGACTTTGCAATTCATGATATTTTACCTTTTCTACTGCAAACTTAATCTTTTTTTTCCGTAAATCCCGAATAATTAACAAAAAACTCCCGAGAATAAACCCGGGAGCACTCAACAATCACTAAAAAAATATATGCAGAAAACCTGAACTGCCAGAAAAAGGCCGGGGATATCTTGAACGAGAAAAAACCGAACTATGGAGAATGGAATCAATAACGCCCTGAAAAAAACTCGAACACCCTTAAAAAGAATCGCCCGGCACTAAAAACCTAATTCAAAGAGGAACTTACATGAAGAATAGTACCCGTAACCCCAGACTCGATGTCGCGCAAAATAACCCCAAACAACGTCGGATTACCCGGCAGCAAGCCCAAACTCAAACTACTCTCGTTAATCTGTCCCATAACTCTTAAACTATTTTTCTCGCTACTAAGGTAAACACAATCTATCAAAAATCCAAAAACTTAACCCAAAATTTTTCCCCGCCCGAAAAAATAGATGACTAACCAGGCGCACCCCCGCCCCCTGTTTACCCCGGTCCGTCCTTTGCGCTCGCTCGCATTCGCTCGCTCGCTCGTGCTGCGTCGCCCGTCCTCTCTGCACCCGGTTCCCATCTCCACCGCCCCGCC